CACAAACATCAGTGGGGATAAACCACCCTCCAATAAAACTATTGAAGGGTAGTTCAAACTCAGGGAACTGTATTGCGTTTCGCTTTTCTTCCATAAAAAAGAGGGTCATATAACCCTCAGTATATCACAGAGCGTTACCTCTTGGCAATACTTTCTCACCGTCTTTTTCGTTTTGCTTTCTCTTCTGGTGTCAACTTAGCCCAGTCACCTTCTTCATCTGACTTGATGATGTGGCAAGGTCTACATAACAACTGACATTTGTTTGCCTCCTCAATCAACTCTTCAATACTAAAGCAGGTGAGTGAAGATGCAATTGTAAATGATTTAGTTTCCTTAATGATGTGATCAAACTCAAGTCTTTCAGTTGCACCACACCTAACACACTTACCACCAAGATATTCTCTTAGATATTGTCTACGTTCGTCTCTAATTTTTCTTTGATCTTTGACACGGTTCTCTTGATGTTTTTCATACTGTGCTTTCCTGAGTTTTTTCATATGCTCAGGATTGTCATAGTAATACTTTCTTTGCCTCTCTCTAATCTTGTCCTTATTTTCCTCAATGTATTTTTGTTGTTTGATACGAAGTTCTTCTTTATTTTCTTCTCTATAAATTTTATTCTGTTTCTTTGACTTCTCACGATGCTCTGGATTATTTGCCCAGAGATCTCTTTGCTTTTGACGTTGCTTTTCTGCATACTCTGGATCATTTGCATAACGCTCACGTTGTTCTGCATTCCTACGATCCTTATGTTTTGCGCGAGACTTGTTACAAACTTCACGAGCTCGCTCAGCAACACCCTCTACATTATTATAGCGCCAACGATTACGTTCCCTCTCCCTCACAACAATCTCTGGATTTTCTGCACGACTTTTTATTCGTTGCTCATATTTGCATTGCTTACACTCACCACGATACCTATCACGATGTGCTTCAAAAGCATACTCAGATAAAGGTTTTGAAACACCACACTTATTACAAACTTTTGGGTCTACATTGTCCTTACGAACTCGTGGTGTATTTACACACTGCTTACATGTAGTGTGATAATACTGTTTCCATTCTCCACTCGCTAGAAGTTGTTTACCACTCTTACCAAAATCAGAGACTGGTTTTTCAATACCACACTTCTTACAAGTTTTAGTGTCCATAAAAAAAGAGGGTCGTTAGACCCTCAGTATATCATAGAGCGTTACCTCTTGGCAACACCTCTTCTGGGAATACGAAGTTCTCATGTGGTTGATCGACTGGTGCCAACCAAGCACGAAGTCCTTCATTCAAAAGAATGTTCTTAGTGTAGAACGTCTCGAACTCTGGGTCTTCTGCTGCTCTCAGTTCTTGAGAAACAAAATCGTAAGCACGGAGATTGAGGGCAAGACCAATAATGCCAATGGATGAAGTCCAGAGACCCATAACAGGCACAAACAACATAAAGAAATGCAACCACCTTTTGTTGCTAAACGCGATCCCGAAAATCTGCGACCAATAACGGTTCGCTGTAACCATTGAGTAGGTTTCTTCTTCCTGTGTAGGTTCAAACGCTTTGAATGTATTTGCTCCATCACCATCTTGATACAAAGTATTCTCTACTGTAACACCATGGATGGCAGAAAGCAATGCCCCGCCAAGAATACCAGCAACACCCATCATGTGGAAGGGGTTGAGTGTCCAGTTGTGAAATCCTTGTAGAAAAAGTAAGAATCTGAAGATTGCCGACACGCCAAAGGACGGCGCAAAGAACCAACTCGATTGTCCGAGAGGGTAGATGAGAAATACACTAACGAATACGGCAATAGGACCTGAAAAAGCAATCGCATTGTACGGACGAATACCTACTAGTCTACTTATCTCAAATTGTCTGAGCATGAACCCGATCAGGGCGAAGGCACCGTGGAGCGCCACAAAATTCCATAGTCCCCCAAGTTGGATCCAGCGTTGGAAATCCCCCTGAGACTCAGGACCCCAAAGTAGAAGAAGAGAATGACCCATAGCATCAGCAGGAGTTGACACAGCTGCCGTGAGGAAATTAGCACCCTCAAGATAAGAAGACGCCAACCCGTGGGTATACCATGACGTAGCAAACGTCGTGCCAGTAAGCCACCCACCAATTGCCAAATAAGCAGTGGGAAGAAGTAGTAATCCAGACCAACCCACAAATACAAAGCGGTCTCGTTTAAGCCAGTCATCGAGAACATCGAACCACCCCCTCTTGGGGGGACTTAGAGTTGAAGCGACCATCTTTTCTATCCTTTAAGTAGTACAGTTGTGGCCAAGTATCACGAATGATCTCGGCAAGTTTGTAAGGTGTCTCTGAAGTTATCATAACTTTACATATGCAGAGAAAAAAATAGGGACCCGAAGGTCCCTTATTCATTATGTAAGTTGTATCAACCGACTGCGGGAGCGGTGAGAGCGACAGGAGTGCTCTCTGCTGCAGCGAGGTCGAGGGGGAAGTTGTGAGCATTACGCTCGTGCATTACTTCCATACCAAGACCAGCACGGTTCAGAACATCTGCCCAAGTGTTGATCACTTTACCTTGTGATTCAACGATGGACTGGTTGAAGTTGAAACCGTTGAGGTTGAATGCCATGGTGCTTACGCCCAGTGCAGTGAACCAGATACCAACAACAGGCCATGCTGCCAAGAAGAAGTGCAGCGAACGGGAGTTGTTGAAGGATGCGTATTGGAAGATCAGGCGACCGAAGTAACCATGAGCAGCGACGATGTTATACGTCTCTTCCTCTTGACCGAACTTGTAACCATAGTTCTGGGATTCAGTTTCAGTTGTTTCACGAACCAGAGAAGAGGTAACCAGTGAACCGTGCATTGCACTGAACAAGGAACCACCGAAGACACCTGCGACGCCCATCATGTGGAAGGGGTGCATCAGGATGTTGTGCTCTGCTTGGAAGACAAGCATGTAGTTGAAAGTACCAGAGATGCCAAGAGGCATTGCGTCAGAGAAAGAACCTTGACCGAAAGGATAGACCAGGAAGACTGCGGATGCTGCTGCAACAGGTGCAGAGTATGCAACGCAGATCCAAGGACGCATACCAAGACGATAAGAGAGTTCCCATTCACGTCCCATGTAAGCATAGATGCCGATGAGGAAGTGGAAGACTACGAGTTGGAAAGGACCACCGTTATACAACCACTCATCAAGAGTAGCTGCTTCCCAAATTGGGTAGAAGTGAAGTCCAATTGCATTGGAACTAGGAACAACAGCACCAGAGATGATGTTGTTACCATACATGAGCGAACCAGCAACTGGTTCACGAATACCATCGATGTCCACAGGGGGAGCAGCGATGAATGCTACGACGAAACAGATGGTTGCTGCCAAGAGGCAGGGGATCATCAGGACGCCGAACCAACCGACATACAGACGGTTGTTGGTGGAGGTGACCCATTCGCAGAAATTATCCCACGAGGATCCAGTATATTGACCTTGAAGAGTAGATTGAGCCATTGTTTTGAACAAAAAAGTAAGACCATCAGGGAAATGGTGGAGTTACTATTCCTCTACACCCTAAGTAGAGGTATGAGAGACGGATTTTACCTGCCTAGTCTCGGTCAAACGGCAGGGATTTGTTACGAAACCGAAACGGTACGTTACATTTGTTTACCTATTTATGGTAACACAGTGTGGAAAACCAGTCAAGCCCTGAAGAATGAGTATTTGTGCTCAAATTCAGAACGATGCGTCCTCAACACAGTAATCAGTATAGCATGGTTCCACCTCCCAGTGAGACCAATCTACTTCTCTTTTTGCGATCATTTGTTCCAGTTCTTCAATTGTCAGGCAAACCTTGACGGGTTCATTGGTTGCCTTGTTATAGATGTGAAAAAGTTTTTCTTGTACCATAACCTCTAAAAAGAAAAAAGGATCCTTCTGTTTTGTGGCAGAGGATCCTTGCGGCGACGATATTCATTTGTTATTTATGCTGATGGTACAGCAATAGGTATCATTGTACCACCCTGATGATCATCATCGTCATCAACTTCGTCAGCAAAGATAACTGACCATAATATAAATGATCCGATCATCGTTGCTGCTAGGACTAACATTACCATACTCCTGGGATGATTTGTCCAGTGGTAATGTAAGAACCAACTGCTGCAATAAAACCGATCATTGCTGCACGTGCGTTAAGGATTTCTGCTTCAGGTGTAAAACCAAATTTCATTGTTTGTTCTCCAGTGTTGTGTTAATAATGATGATGCGTTCACCATCATGGGTAAATTGTAACTCATCGTCAGGATGCCACAGTAGCTCTTCATACAAATCGTCGAGTTTCTGGATATCCTCATATAGAGCATTCGGATTAGGCATGTCAGGTAGTTCGGTTTACTTCGTATATAGTTGAATCACCATAAGTTTTATGGTCTTTGTATCCTACCATACGACCTTTCGTGTTTTGAAGTGCTGGCATGAACACAATAAAGAAAAAGACTGCTGGTGCTCCCACGAATACGAGCGCCACGATAACATAATAAGTCAGCAGTTCAAGCATCAGAAAATACCGAAGAAGAACTTACCATTGATAGCATAGGTGACGAAGCCCAGAATGAGACCCATCATTGCCCAGCGACCATTGTACATCTCCTTGTATTGCATTGGGGAGAAGAGACCTTTACGGTTGTAGTCCTCCACAACCATTTGAGGTTCTTTGGCAAACATATTCTGTTGTCCAAATTCATTTGTGGTGACAGTCATGAGTTAATGTAACGAATTACTACAAAAGTATATAGTAAATGTAAAGTCTTGTCAAGGGGTTAAGTCGGCATAAATAAATATGGATCCCAAATCTGAGTGATATGAAAAAATTATTACCACTCGTTATGCTACTGATGACCGCAAGTGCAGCTAATGCTGGCGGACTTGTTACTAAACACGCTTCTAGCGTCCAACTGACTGTTGATGCTGCTAGATCTACCGCTACGAGAGTAGGTTCTTCCTACGCAATCTCAGGTAGTGGAGTGAATACTACAGATGGTACAACTGCTGGAACTATTTCTGCAGGAACTATCACCTCTGGTCTACTTGCTCCTGGCAATATCTCTGCAACACAAGCTACAGATGGTAACGCTTTCTCCTTTAGTCAATCTTTTACTCAAGGTGATGCTGTTCCAACTAGTGCTGCAACAGTAGGTGCTAATCCAAACTTCTCCTCACTTACTTCTTACACTGCAGGTACAAAAGATACTCTAGCAGGTACAGTAACCACTGGCGGTGCTCTAACCGTAACGGCAGGTGGAGCTGGTACAAGTGCAACAGGACAATTTGTTAGCGAGATCACCGTAATTGATTGAGGACGTTCGTAATGACGACTTCTGGGTGGACTTACTGGAGTATTGCGACGAGTGTGGTGGCAATCCTATTTACAGGTGCCACCGCCCAGGCAGTGCCCGTTGTCCCAAACTTCACACAGGGCTCGATGACGAGCCATACGGAGACGACATCAAGAATAACTGAGACTATCAACTCCATGGACTATAACACAGGGTATCAATACTCTGCAACTGGTTCAGGAGTGACAGCAAGTGGGAACCTGTCCCCTTCGACAGGTACAAACAATGTAACTATTAATGGCGTGACATCATCATGGACAGGAGTAACAGGCAAACCAACATTTACTCAGACGACACCAGGAGCAGCGTTTCAGTTCGCAGAGACATATTCAGGTCCTGGTTTAAGCAACCACACGATTATAAACAGGGTGACCGAGGTAACAAGCGTCACGGACACTACAAGTATCTTCCAGCAGTAATTGCATTACTATTTGCATCTCCAGTCAATGCAGAAACTGTTGGTGGTGTATCAGCAACTGCAGCTCCAGTGGCAAATAGCTCTGGCTCAGTGACTAATCAGGCGATCCAGGTATTACAGGGTCCTTATATCACTAATACTTACGGGGGAGGAATACAGTGTCAAGGTCCTACTCTAAACATAACTCCTTTTGTAACTGGTAGTGCATCAGCTGCTAAACCATATGAAGATTACTGGGATAGTCCTGTCTATGATATGACTACCGATGACGATGGAAACTTAAATAATCCAGGAGATATTTTATACTTCGTTCCTACAAGAACTGGACAAAAGGATAACTATAACATCTCTGTAGGTGTATCTGCTACATGGTCTATCCCACAAGATAAAAAGTTGCAAGACCAATGTAAAGAAGCAGCTGCAGCAAACATTGATCTAATGCGTCAGCAAAATGCTAACAAGAGATTAGATTTTGAGATCGCGAGACTTAAAAATTGTGGAGAATTATTAAAGCAAGGAATTCGCTTTGTTCCTGGCACAAAGTATGCTCGTATCTGTGCTGATGTACAAGTGATTGGTAAAAACTACATCACACCACACGTTCATTCTATTCCTTCCCCTTCAACTTCCGAATTGCGTGGTTCCTCAGACGCTGCTCTGCTTGGCGGTCCCTTAAAGACTGGACGGGAACGGACTTCCCCCTGATAGCAGCAATCTTTTTAATAACTTTCTTGACCGTTGGTTTGACTGCCTTGAGCACTAAGTCTGCCAACGGTTTTGCTAATAGAGCGGATGTTGTAGCAACAACTGCAATGCCACCTGTAGTTGTGATAGCTCCTGCAGTTGGGATTGCTTGAATGATTTGATCTGGGATCTTGATATCTTCTTTGACTGGTATACATTCTTTTCCGACCAGTCTATACTCAACGATTTTCTTGGTTCCATTCTCTACTAGAGTACCGATAGGTTCCTTGAGTTCCTGTGCCTCTGTAGGGCACTTCACTTCCGCTGTATTAGTCTTCTTAGGTATCTCAGGTGACTTTACTTCAGGTGCTTCTGGAGGACGTACAGGGGGCACCTGTGCCTCTCCTGTGAATTGCAACTCATCTGCATTGTAATCAATTGGATTGAACGATGGCACCTGACCATCACAAAAAGTCTTCACACCTTTAGGATCATCTCCTTCCAGCATGTTATTCTCATCCACGTCGTGTGCCTCAACACATCCAGGGATGTCCACGATGGGTACACCAATCTGATTTGTGATTGGTGGTTGTATTTGTAAAGCCTGTGGTGGTTCTAACAAATAATCAGGGGTGAAAGGGATACGAATGATATCAATATCCCCACCCCTTATTCTAATATCAGGGATTTCCATTAACAATCATTGAATGCGCTACCAATTTCAGATCCAATTTCAGATCCTGCACTTTGTCCTAAGAGTAATGCCCAACCACCTGCTAACCACCCAACATAAGGGATGCTAGAGACTGCTGGGACTACAAGACCAGCACTAATTGCTGTTCCTGCCATTGCACCTTGAGACCGTGCGCCAGCGTCCGCCCTGATACACTCTTCGGTTTTTGCAAGGGACTTTCCCTCAGCATTAACTGCCCCCCCTCCTAGGTTACGGGAACCATCCATAGTGTATTGGTCGCGACGATACTCACGTCTCATCTCAACTTGTTCTCCACCAAACAATCCTTGCTTGTGCTTATTCAAGTGCAGAGATCTATCTGATTCTAGAATAGCAGGATCGTTAGCTTTGTACTTAACTGAGTAACCATCAGGTCCTGCATTCAACTCATAGGATGAATAGTCACCCTTAGGAATATTGATACTAGGGACTTGATATGGTTGTCTCATTAGATAACCAACTAAACCTATGTGTGATACAGCAAACAAAGCACCAACTGTGCCGATAAAAATCTTAAACGTAGACGGTTTTTCCTTCTTTAGTTCTGGTTGTTCTTTGTCGCTGTTGAATAAGTTCATGGCATTGATGGCATAGCAGGACCAGTGACTTCTGGTAACTCAGGAACTGCACTGTCTAGTAGACCAGGGAGAGCATTAGTAACACCTTCCACTGCAGCTTTAGTTACCTTCTCTTTTAGACCTTTAATGATAGGATCTTTCTGTGTATACAGATAGTATCCACTACCAATGATGCCTGCCGTTCCAACGAACGACAAGACTGCTAATACATTAATTAGTTTTTGCATTTTGTTCCTCCTTTTTACCAATAGCAGGTGCTTTCTTAGGAGCAGATCCGTTCTTGGCAGGAGACAATCCGAACGCAGCTAAGGATCCACTGAACACCGAGGCGATGAAGGTGGGATCAAAATCTAAAATCTTTTGACCATTAGGCAAGCGAACGTAGCTGAATGTAAGAAGGGATGCAGACCAAATGAGGACTACAACTTTCACTAGATTACCAAGAACTTCACTTTTATCTTCATCGTTATCCTTCTCTTCAACTACGACCGTAGATTTATCTTCAGTCATATTATTGGAGTTAGGCAGCTTTATTTATGCCTGTGCCTCTGTCCAGGAGAATTTAAAGTCAGCAGATCTAGAACCAGATCCAAATCCACCAGCGATGTTAGTAACACGTACAGCGAGAACCTCTGGACCATCAGGGAATACGCCAGTTGGGTTAGCGCCAGATGCAACGACAAGGTTTGCTCCACCACCACCTAGAACAGAGTTAGAGATTTCCTTAACGTCATCTAGAGGAACAGTAGATGCACCAGCACCGAAACCACCTGCATCACCAGCGTAGAATGCGTAAACAACTTCGCCACCTACTAGTTCACAGTTGTTATTAAGTTCAGCATATTGTGCTAGTGATGTACCACCAACTGGTTCCCACTCTGCTTGAATTGTAACAGTAGGATTGAGGACTAGTTCTACGAAGAAAACACCGTTAGCAACAATCTGACAGTCTCTCATAACCAACTGCATTCTGTTGACCAGTTCTCTATCACCAAGTTGAGTTCCAGTAATACCATTATCAACAGTAGGTGCTAGTCTTAGTCCAAGAATAGCTTTGGTTGCACCAGAACTAACGCTTCTTCCCGTCTTGGTTCCAACAGAATAGATGTATGCTCTATCCTCATCGTACTCACCATCCATAATAATTGAAGAACCCCAGTGACTAATCTGTGGGACAGATGATGCTTGGATAAGTTCAACACCAATCGGTTGAGTTGCACTGTATGTAAATGTAGATGCAGAACCCGCGCCAAGTGGTGGGAACTTAACACCAGCAGGATTGTCTGCTGTTACTGCTCTACTCAATGTAATGTTTGTTCCACTAATAGAGTGAACAAAAGTATCAGCAGGGATATCAGAGTTATCAATTACTCTTTGTCCTTTTTGAATACCAGTTGCAGAAGATACTGTACCAGAGGATTGACCGTTACCAATACTGAGATTTACGCTAGCAGCACCTGCTTGTTCTCTAGTAATTCCAGTAAAGGAACCTGCTCTAGCACGAGAAAGAGGAGACAATGCAGAACCAGTAGCACCAGTCAATGCAATACCAGTAGAATCACCTTGTGTTTCTGTAATTTTAAACGTAGTAGAAGATGGAACTGCAGCAACAAAGTATGTCTTGTTAGCAACAATATTAGAGAATGGAGTGTCAAAGATAATTGTTTGCTGACCGCCTGGTGTTAGTCCAGTAGTAGAAGCAACAACAATCGTATCGTTACCTGCATCTACACTAATGATGTCCTGAACAAATGATGTTTTTCCTGTGTAGTTAATGTATTCTTGTGTACCACCAGTAGCACTAGAAGATTGCTTAACGCGAAGTGTACCAGATGATGGGAACTGAGAAAGATCATCAGCAACATATAGAGTGCTATCACCACTTGCAAATGTTCTAGTTGCAACTGTTTTTGGTGGAATAGTATTAACTTCATAACGAGCAGGTAGGTTACCTGAACGCATGTATGCCTCAGTATTCTGGTTGTTGTTAGGGATTTTGTGAGCGTAGATAACGTCACCATTTAGAGCACGGAAACCCCAACGGATGAAACCAGCACCATACCAAGAGTAGTCCATGTAGAACATCTGCATCTTGGTAACATCTAGGTTATAACCTGTCTTACCAGTACCATCACAACGGTCAATGTTCCAGTCGCCCTGTTTCCATTCTACTTCTGTAGTCTTAGTTACAGGTACATTACCTGCGGAAGGACCACGATAGTCAGGGAAGATAACCATCTGTGTGTCAGAGATGATACCATCGACACGATAAGAAGATCCACGAATGACAACATAGTCACCAGGCTGCAACTGCTTAGCAAACTTGGTGCCTTGTCCATTGATACCAGTGAAACTAGAAACTAATGTGCTTCCATTGTTGACAGTAACTTTACCAGACAACTGGAATGTAGATGATCTACGAACAACACTTAGTTCACCATTTGCATAACGGAAGAAGATACCATTTTGCTGATCCATCATACCAATCTCAAGATTGGTTCCGAAAGCACCTTTAGGTGTTACTGTATACTCACCGCCAGCAGTTGTTTCGGTTGGAGGAGTTGGAACTTCATACTCAAATGTGAATGGATCAATTACAGATGTAATTTGATAAGTTCCATTGTATGCGTTATCATTAGCACCACGAACATCAACAACTGTATCAATTGTACAGTTATGTGCCTCAGTAGCTACAACAGTTATGGTTGTGCTAGATGATGTGATGCTATCAATGTTTGGAATTGATGGTTCTAGGATAGAACCAGTAGAGAATGATACACCTTTACCAGACTGATATCTAAAGTAACGTTTTGTCTGTCTAATTGCCTGTTGGTTCTTCGAGAAACTATTGGTAGAGAACTTAACACCACCATCAAATGCTCTATGAATAGAGTTGCCTTGTGGTCTGGGATATAGTTTCTTTGTACCATTGTTGACGTTACCAGATGGTGCTGCATCTGGGAAATAATAGAAGCGAGTAGGACTTTCTACTCTAGCAACAGTCCAAGATCCATTGACGTTAGTGCCACTAGATCCAGCAACAGCAATCTCATTACCAACTTCAAGACCATGTGCTTGTGTGGTATCTACTTGAACAGAATCAAGCATGGTTCCAGAAGGTGTTGCAAGAGTAATTGAACCACCAATATCAGAACCAGTGAAGTGAACACCAGAGTACAATGCTGTTCTACCACTATCAATAATAGCACCAGAACCTAGTGTCCAGTCATACTTTGCGGTGTATTTAAAGTCTGTAGATCCTTGTGTTTTGTCTACGATGAAGACACCATTTGCACCAGGGAACCTAGTGTCTTGCATATAGATTGCAGTACCAGCAGGTGGACGTGTTGATGCATTGGTATCTACAGAAACAGTAATCTCTCTGCTGTTCTGTACTGCTTGTACATCAGTAATGACAATATTGTTTGCAGACTTATATGCAAATGGGTTGTTGTTAATTAGTGCAACTGCTTCCCACTTCGTATCCTGTACACCATACTCGAAGTCGGTATCAATCTGTGCCTGTGGTGTCGATACTCTAGACTTGTTAACTGCGTCGTTGTATGTTTCAGCAGGTCTTACAGTCTCTTCAAAGTCATCAACAATGATCTGTAAATCATCAGTATCAGACATTGATGTTGTATCATACGACAATACAATTCTGGTTGTCGTAACATTACGGATGTCAGTTTGAATACTGTAAGTTGTTGCAGTCAGTTCGGGGTCCGAGAAATTATAGATTACCTTGTTATCAACAACGTTAGTGATAAGAATGAGGTTTTCTCTTTGAACACCACCAGGGATGATAACTTCTCTCGCAGAAGCATCAAAGAGATAGTAGTTACTCTGAATGGTTTTCCTTGCCATTACCTATGTTCCTCGGATTGATATTATGCTTTATCTATTTATCAGACACCGTACTTGCCACGGGTAGCATTGAAGTTTTGGGATACTTGTGCTGCTGATAGTCCAATATTGTAAATCCTAAACTCAGCAATAGAGTTTGGAGATGCGTAACTATTATTATACGTTTGTGATGGTTCAAAGAAAGATCCGATTGGGAAGTCTCCTGTTTCTAAATCAACAGAAGTGTCAGTTTTTTCTATGGTAAAACTACCATTGATGTAGAGTTTGGCAACACCACTCGTAATAGATAAACAATAGTGGGTCCAAGTATCTAAAACAACATCAGCAGCATCAGTTCCAGATGTTCCACCAGTGTATCCATTCACCCAACTATAATTTCCCCATCCAAACTCCCACTTACCACTCTCTCTAGCTAAGTAGCATCTTTGACTAGCTGGAGTTTGAATACCAGCAAAGATATGATTTGCTCCTGTATTACTTTGAACCCAACATTCAAACGTTATTGTATGTGATTGAGAACCAGTTGGGAAACCTAGATCATTAAGAGATCCAAACCTAATACTTTCTTTGGATCCAAATACCATGTATCCACCTGCATTAAATTCTGGAGATCCTCCAACTGCTTCTGCATCAAACGTGCCAGGGAAAGAACTACTTGAGAGGTTCTTTACTGTTCCAGATGGTGACCCTGTTAGTGGGTAAAGGTATACTCTACCAGATGAATCAGGACTACCAGAACCTGCACCAATTGCTAGCGTACCTCCAGATGCAGCCATGGAAGAACCAAAGGCAGAATTATCTCCACTATTTCCCGAACCAATCCAACGGTCTAGTTCCCTACCTGCATGAGTAAACAGATATGATCTACCCATAACTCCACCAAGATTGAGTGCATAATACTGTGCTCCTACAATGATACGATCACTACTGACAGCAACACTGTCACCAAATCCCATGGCATCAGTGTCTTCATCTGCTGGATCATCTGATGGTCTGATGCTAAACTTTAACTCACCTTTCAGATCAAATACATATACCTCACCACTACCTATTTCTAGTGGATTTTCTACTCTTTGTTGTCTAGATGCTCCAACTACAAGCATTCCATGCTCAATGACAAGACCACCTTGACCAAACAAAGCAGAAGTTGTTAGTACATCAGGTTCAATAATCTTCTCGTCTGTTCCATCAACATTATACAAATAAACTTTACCAGTAGAAGATCTACCAGTTACAGGATGAGTAAGATTATTAGCACCAATGGCAAGTTTACCACCACCTGCTGCAATTCTTAATCCATATGAACTAAAGTTACCAAAAATATCTTTTGGTCTCAATTTATATAAGAATGCTCCTGTCTCAGCATTAAAACAGTAGACTGTTCCATTATAGTTAGGACCAGTTGGTACATTATCATCTGATACCCAAACTCTATTGCCAGAGATAGCAAGTCCATTACCAAAAGTATTACCACCAGGAGGACTGATAGGTAGGTCAACAATAAATTCATTGGTGCCATCAGCATCATACAAATACAATCTACCAGCACTGGTGACAGCAATTCTTCCAGAGCAACCACAAATAGCTACTGCATTACCAAAGTTCCAATCATTACCAGAAATATCTGATGCTATCAAAGTAGCTTCTAGAGCACCAGTTGCAGCATTATAAATGTATGCTTTACCACCAGCAGTGTAAGTATATCCAGGTATGGTGCAGTCTTCTCCACGAGCACCAACTACAACTTTACCATAACCAACAGCGACACACTGACCATCACCAAAAGCAGCACCATTAGTTGAAGCATCGTCTAAAATAGTCTCAGTAAAAGATGCATTGATCTCAGAACTCTTTTCAATGCAAGAAGGATTACCAAAATCATAATTCAACAACAAATTATTATCGGTAATAATAGGACTTACATTTAGTCTTGGTGTAGTGTTTGGTAGTTCTGAGTTATAAGTAAATTTAGAAGCATTATAGTTTTGGAAAACTTGTGATGCTGATAAAACTCTATCGTAGATACGAAACTCTCCAATTTTACCATTGACTTCATATCTTCTTGGATTTTCACTATCAGTCCCAACAAATAAATCCTGTATGTTAGGAATATAAACACCAGCATCTTCAGTATTGGAAAACAACTCACCATTTATATAAAGTTCTCTGCCATTAGAAGATCTAGTTAACACACAATGGAACCACTTAGCTAGATTAGAACCACCACAATTAAATCCAGTGCTCCATCTGTGTCCTGAGATTGTAGGTGTTCCAAAATCAAAATGTAGAATTTGATTTGCTTGGGTAAAAATCATATACCCATCTTCATTGTTAGTTCTCTTTGTAAAGAATGCAGTTGCGGAAGAAGTGGTGATACTATTGTTGTACATCCACCATTCAAATGTGAAATCCTCACTGTGAAGTTTGTCTTCATGTGGTAATTGAATGAAGTCATTACTGTTAGGACCATCAAATTGCCAATAATCATTATCACGGTAGAAATTTCCATCTGTAGTTGGTAATGTCTCAAATTCAGTTGGTTGTGGGAGAGATGTTTGATAATAGTTTCCAGGAGAATCTCCATCAACCATTTGAGCTCCATAGAGATACCACAGATCTCCTGTTTGACTATTACTATTGTATCCTCCCATGGCAACTGTGGCTGTGCTGTCAGCATCAAAAGACCACACTACTCTATGCCATTCAGTATCTGTTGGTTTATATGTTGTGGTATTTGTAGTAGAAATATTTTCTAAAATGTTACCAGATCTATCAGCAATACGAATAGTATTATTACTTGTGCCAATATTATATGCTTGGAATGTCCACTGAGCGTTAGTTGTAACTGCTTTCATCCACCAAGAATAAGTATATCTTTGTCCCGCTACTACAGAAGGACCTCCATATTCTATTCTTCTACCAGCTGTTGCTGTTAAATTATACAATTCTGCCGTCTGTCCATCTCCTAAAGGATTAGCAATAGCATTAGCAGTAACTACTACAGCAGTCGATTGTCTCCTCCACTTGTTTCCATAATCAGTTGTTGATGTGACATCTGGGGTGATGTTATCAGAATCCCCAATATAATTTTGTCTTGGTTGATTTGGCAAATCATTTACAAAAGCTCTTAGATCTACACAAAAATCCTGTGGTCTAACAGCAGGACTGCCACTGTACATAAAAGATTGAAAACCCTCACTGACTTTTCGTTTCTTACCTGCTATGTTAGTAGCATAGTCATCGAACACAATCTTATCAGCACTGTAAGGGGTAGAACGTAAGTCACTAACACTATTAGTTACAGAACCATCTTGGAGAACCCCAACGTTACTGTCAATATTAACGATCTCGTAATCAATTGTTTCTCCTGTGCTGTCAGCATATTGAAAGTCACCCAGACCATTACCTGATGTACTTACCTTACCAAAAGTATAACGATCGGGTTCACCTGAAAGAGTATTAATACTTTCATCACGAAAGAGTAGATAATAAAAAGAAGAATCAGCATCTAATGCTGGTGGATTAATAGTGGTGCTGAATTTATCAGAACTCTCGCGAGAACTTTTGATAGTTCTTCTCCAAAGAAGCGTACCATTCTTAGTATACTTACTAAGGATACCCATCTCATCATTAACAGTTCCATCATAATATCTACCAAGAACAATTACCTGTTCTGTATCTGTCTCTGCACTAACATCAAAGAATTCAATGCTCTTAGTAGCATCCAACGGTGTTTCTTTCTGCCAAATAATATTGCCTTCAGTATCAAACTTAATTAGAATTCCTCTGCTTGCTACTGAACCAGTTCTTGTGGATAGTATTCTTCCAACAACATAGAATTGTCCATTACCATCAGCGTATATCTTCTCAAGTCCAACGCTTTCTTTGAGTGTTAAGAACTGATTGAATTTCTTAGGACTGGTAATTGTTTTATCCCAAAGAACATCTCCAGTTTGACTGTCAAGTTTCACCATGAAACCTTTCTGTCCATCATTATCATCTATTCTACCAACCGCCAAGATATTACCATCGTCTGCGATAGTAATAGATTCTAATAGTACATCATCGTATTCAAAGAAAGCTGCCTTACCCCAGATTGGATTGCCTTGGTCATCAAATTTTTCAACGTATGCTATAGCAGTATTATCATCCCCAGGTCCAGTGTGACCACACACATAATAAGCAAGACCATCATGTGCAACGCCAAGATATCTTGCTTCACCAGTAAACGTGGTTGCTTGCCAATCAAGCACACCTGCAGAAGAGTATCTTCTAATCCAACAGGTGCCACCACCATGACCTACTGCAACAATATTACCTGCTTGATCGAAGATAATACTACGCAGAAACACACTTTGTCCAGGAACACCACTCTCAATTCTATCATCCCAAACTTGAGTTGATGCTGCATTATCAGGATTGTATGTTCTGTTTTCAATCCACCCAAATCGTTTTGACTGTGGATCAGAAGCAGTTCCACCTATAGTATAACTATCATCACCATATCTGTACTTAAGAGCTTCTGGAAGAAACACACCATCAGATGATGCAGACAGATCAACTGCTTTAAAAAAGTTTGTTACAGTTTGTTCTCCCGTAGAACCTAAGAGAAAGAGGTTTCTAGCGGGACTACTAATTCCTACTGGCATTGATCGTTATCCTCAGCTGAAGTCTGTATTACCTTGTCCAAATACTTTAGTCACACCAGAGTTATCTCTGACAATAATGAATGTCAAAATATCGTTATTAGATGTTGCGATTGGTGGAGAACCACCAGACCACTGAACGCCAGTGCTAACTGCAATTCCATCAACAGTACATGCATCACCATATGTAGCAGCAGTGTTTGCGTCAAGGATAAGAGTGAGTGTCTTAGATTGACCGTTAGTTAATCCAACTCCAGTAAACGCCCACGTAGTAATAGCATTAGATGTAGGTGATCCAACCAAAGTATTAGCACCAGCAATGTTAATTGTTAGTGTACCAGCAGATGGAGTGAGTGTTGTAGAGTAACTGTTGAATACCTTCTCAGTAATTACACCACCAAGAGTAATAGCACCATCAACAGTTAGACCAGTGAGTGTACCAACTGATGTTAGTGAGGAGTTTACAACTGTGCTACCAAGGGTTGTAGTGGATAGAACTAACTGGTTGTTGATCACCATCTTCTTGCCAAAAGCAAGTTCCAGGTTCTCAGTCATCACCCAATACTTATCAGCTCTTGAGTTATCGTAGTAAATTCTCTTGTCTGTTGTTCCCTTCAGTCTGATACCACCCTGATCTGCAGAGTTGTTATCAGCACCCTGAGTTACAAATTGGCAAGTACCAGCACCAGTAACAGAGTTTGAAAGTGTAATGATGTCACCAACGACAGTAAGGATAGTTGTTCCTAGGGGAACACTAATACCATTTGTTGTAGATACAACCTCAAGTCCAGGGATCAGTTCAGCGGTTGGGAATACTGCATTAAGTGTATTGCTACCATTGGTGGTAACAGCACTGAATGTCTGTGCAATAACATCACCAAGTGTGATCTCTTTATCATCAACACTTAGTACATTTGTATTAATAGTGGTTGTAGTACCCTCAACTGTCAAAGATCCTTTGAGTAGTAAGTCTCCACCAATCTCAGAATTATTTGGGAGTGTAACTTTACCAGTGCTATCACCTCTAATCCAAGCAACAGTACCAGAACCAACAACTAGTTGTCTGCTACCACCAGAAGATGGTAAAACATATGTTGGGTTAGTACCGTTCTCATCATCAGCAGGTCCAATGATAACGTTACCAGTACCTGCAATCTGACCATATCCAGCGTAGTGACCGATGGCAATGTTTGCAACGCCAGAGTTAGCAGATGCTAGTGTCTGACAACCCAGTGCAGTATTCTTTTCACCGTCTAGGTTGGTGATCATTGCCTGGTGACCAACCGCCACGTTGTCATCACCCACACCCGTAGATCTTAGAGCATAGTATCCAAGGGCAGTGTTTCTAGATCCACTGTTTGCAGTGAATAGAGTTTCAAAACCAAATCCTGTATTGAATGCAGCAGAACTTGCGGAGTTTAGAACTCTAGTACCAAATCCAGTGTTGGATGCAACAGCACCATTACCTCTACCAAGTCTAATGGGATCGGTTGCTGTTCCTCTGATAAAGATATCAGAATTCTCAGAGTTTAGAATACCATTAATTAGAATAGCATCGTTAACATCTTGTCCAACTGTCAATTCATTTGTAATGACAGCACTGTGATTGATTGTAGTAGTGCCACTGCTAGCACCCATGTTAATGGCAGTTGCAGCACCAGCGAAGTTTACTGTTGTAGCAGTAGCATTGATGAGAGCAAATGTTGCCGATCCAGTTTGAATAGAAGTCTCAATGAATGGACTTTGTTGGAATACAAGTTTGCTAGTACCAGTAGTATCACTGATCAAACCACGAAGTTGAGTGGATGTAGTAGAGGAGAACGATGCAAGAGTGTCTGACTTATATGCAACCTGTCCACCACTTCTGAAGTTAATACTGACAGCGTTTGAGTTGTCATCAGATGTAAGAACAAGATCTCTGTTAACATCTAGTGTTTTATCTGCAGCGATATCAAGTACAGCAGATGCTGTTGATGTGATCTCAAGACCATTGATTGATGTTGCAGTTGCTGCACCTAGAACAGGAGCAGTAAGTGTTGGTGCTGTAAGTGTTTTACCAGAAAGAGTTTGTGTATCTGTTTCAGTTACAAATCTCTTTTCAACAGAACCGTCCCATGATCTCCAGTATCCACCACTTTCATACCATTGCATTGCCTGGTATGTAAGAACAGATCCCTGAGCGTCAGTAGTTCTATTAACTTGAACACCACCATCAGCACCAGTTAGACTGTTGCCTTTTCTTAATTCAATTTGATTATCTTCTACAACCAAGGTTGCAGTTTCTAGAATAGTCTGTGTACCAGTGACTACTAGGTCACCACCGATGGTAACAGCAGAACCATTATCAGTAATAAGACTGTTTGCTAGTTGTTGGTTACCACTATCATATTTGATTAGTGTATTACCAGTAAAGTTGCCAGAGTTCTTAAGTCTAAAATCATTGCCGACTTTTTGAACACCACCAGATGCAGTTGCCGCAGCACCACTGTCAGTGTTAACAGAACTAATGGTGATCTCTTTTACACCATTGTTAACTGCAGTAGTAATAGATGTAGCACCAGAAGGTAGAAGTCTAAAACTACCAGAGTTAAGTGCTTCCGAGTTAGCAGCAACCTCAGTAACAGTATTTGTGTCTGTGCTGTCAACTGTAATCGTTGTGCCTGCTTGAGATACTGTAGTATTAGTGCCACCAGTAATTGTGACATCACCCGATGTCAAGGAACCAGCACCACCACCCTTCAATCTAGTAACAGTATCAGTGGAACTGACTGTGATTGTTGGGTCACCATTGCCATCAACTGCTTGAGCAAGAGTGGTTGCACCACCTTGTAAAAATGTAAAGTCTCCAGAGTTAAATACGTTACCAGTTCCCGATCTCAATCTGGTGATAGTATCAACATAAGAAGAGTTGATTGTAATAGTTTTTGTTGAAGTATCTTGAGATACTGTAGTAGATCCAGTACCAGCAATACTAATAATACCAGTCTGTGCCGAACCACCACTAGCAGCTTGAATAGAAGTAACTGTATTAGTATCTACATAACTGGATGTAATAATAATTTCATTCTGATTTCTAGTTAGAGTAACGTTAGTACCCTGCTTCAGAATAACATCAGAAGTTGTAGTGCCGTCAGTACCAGTGATGCGGATATTCTTTTCAGTAGCATCAACACCATCTACTGCACTTAGAGCAAACTTAGTATCATCGTTTGGCGTTACAACCACACCACCAAGAGCAATAGTTGCTCCGTTGATTGTAATACCAGAGTTGACTAGAGCAGTGTTGGGCAAGTTAGCAACGGTGTTGTTATTACCATTGATAACACAACTTTCAAAAGTTTTATTAGTTACTGTCTGCGATGCGTCTAAGTATACATCACCAGGCGCTTCCCAGAAGACCGTGGATCCATCACTCTTTAGATACTTCCCAGCACCCGAATCTCCACTGATAATAATACCATTACCAGTGAGTTCTAATTTGTCTCCTGCTACAATTTCTTCAATCTTCCTTGAGACTTCATTAACGATTAATGGAAAACGATCAGCCATTTAACTTGCCAATAGATACTAGTGCTCGTTCTTATTTATGCCTCATGAAATAACGATAGATCCTACCATACTACCATGATACTCGCAAATGTAATAGTATGTACCTGTTAAACCTGAAGTATAGAAAGTAACAGTTCCTACTGCTCTACCATTTCCAAGTACACCATTACCACTACCCTGATAACTTTGAACTTGATCACCAGTTCCAGTGGTAGGAGCTGTCTTAATCAAGAATGGGTGACCACTTGCACTTACAGTGAACTCTAGAATGTCACCACTACTACAATTAATTGTTGGATCATTTGCACTACTATGTGTCGTTGAAGCATCCGTTCCAGTAACTACATAATGACTTGCTCCACTATTTCCTACAGTAAATGTGTATGTATTTGATGATGGTACAGCAGCAGGTGCTGGTGTCATGAAAACACTTTGTCTTGGAAAACCCAATCCAATAGTAGGTCTCTCACTCTTAGTTTCAGCAAGGAACCCAACATTTTCTCTGGGATTAATAGCTTGTAGATACTTATTAGGACTTCCTTTTTGGCAAGTGCTGTCATTAAATGTACCACCAGATACATCAAAGGTCATGTCACCTTCAACCGAAGTCTTCTGTAAGTATCCTCGTATATCTTTGTTTGATACTCTTTCTTTTGTATTTGCAAAGCACGCTGCAATACCAGCAACCTGTGGTGATGCCATGCTCGTCCCTTGTATTTGCTGATAGTAGTTACCAGCAGAATATTTACTGTCAGCAAGTCCAGTGTTACCAAAGACAGATAAGATACCATCTCCAGGAGCAAAGATATCTACGCCAGGACCAAACATAGTATAAGTAGATCTTCTGAATTCAGAGTGGTCAGACAAAGCACCAACATTAATACATTCAGTATCAGCAGTGCATGGCCATGCTCCTCTGTTGTAGTAGATTGAACCAATACCATTATTCATAACAATTCTATTGTCCCAATCAGTTCCACCAGGAACATCCATCAAAAGATTATCATTACCAGCAGCACCAATGAATACAATACCATCGTCAATACAATCTTGGACATCTGCTGCGACAGCAGCACTATATGATGGATACCTATCTAAATTAAATCTTATACCAAAATCAGTTTGTAGTCCTGATGTTGTCCAACCAGATGGTCCAGGACTAGAAGATGAGTATGTAGTACCTCTGTAAACTACAGAACCAATATCCGCAAGTTGTAAGACACCCTCTGCTTCGTTTAAAATTCTGACACCACCATAACTATGGTTGCTGACTGTAGGATTTTTCTTACCTGTTGCATTATTAACTGGTTTGCTTTGATGAAATGCTCTGAGATAATCATAGATCAGTAATGCACCTACCTGCTGTCCCGATGGCCATGGATCAGTTACTGCAAGATTATAAATGTTTGCTTCATTTGCCCATCCATACCATTTACCACATGCAGTTCCTGTAACGTGATTGCCATGAAACTGTGGTGTTGATGCACTGGTGCCATATGTAATAGTTCCTGTTGGTTCTGTTTCTCCGTCATCATCAATAGTATTGACGAGAGTATTCAACTCATTGAACCATTGGTATTGAACAAATCTAGTTTGTCCTGGTGCCGTTGGTCTTTCCCATTCTTCATTATCATACGACACAGGATCATCAACGATGACTACATCAACGTGTCTACCATTATCAAATATATTAACAACATCAACAGCTAATTCTGTGGCAGGACTAGATCCATCACCCCAATTACCTTTTCTTCTTTGTGCTACATCTCCAGCACAATGAACATGTCCCCATTGTCCCCATGAGTAGTCAAGAGTAGTGCCTACAGGAGCATTTTTCCAAAACGTTTTTGCTGACACCCAAGGTTCTCTGTTTGCCTTAACGCGAACTGGCATGTCACGAAGTTCTTCAACCTCCCAAACTCTAGGGTCTTGCTTCAGTTCTTCTGCTTGTTCTTCAGTCATCCAGTAGTTTGTGTTTCTACTGATAGGACGCTTTTTACTGAGGCGGAAACCATTCTCCGCCATCTCTGTGTAAAAACCCTCTAGATCTTCACGTTTATAGAGGGTGACGACGTAGACCTTTTCCGACATATCAAGCCTCTAGTTGAACGTAAGTAAGAGTTACTGTTACATTTGCTGTAGAACCACTCTTGTTTACAATTTTTGCATAAGTGGTATTAGATGCAGATGAATTGAAACAGATTGTTCCAGGAGTAATAAGTTGAGTAGCAGCACCACCAGTAATTACTTCAGCAAGAACACCAGAACCAGGAACTGGATCAGTAGTTTCAGATCTACTAGAATCAGCAGTTCTACTTGTAGTGTCACTGTAAAGAGTTACCCATGCAGCATGTGATGTTTCAATCTTAAGTAGTGCGTATGATTTAGGAGTTGTGATAGACACGTTCGATGCAGCACCATTAGCAATCGATTGTGTTACTTGTGCAGTTGTTCTAGATGCAAGACCAAGAGGTGCATTTGCATTTACCCAAAAACTACCATTGTATTTTAATACCTGCTCGATCTGAGGTAATGTAATAGTTACATCAGTTGCAGTAGTTAGTGCAACAGAACTTAGATATCCTTGTGTACTATGGTCACCCCATCCATATGCTGTAGACCAGTTAGCACGATCAGCAAGAGTAATACCGTTTGCACCAGATGCAGCAAATACAGGATCAGTCTCTGCTGTTAGATAACCAGAGAGATCTGGTGGAGTGTAACTAAAAACACCAGTGAGATCACTGTATGAAAGAGCAGCAGTACCAGCAGAATTTTGAGTGACACTAAACAAACTTCTGTTAGTTGCACTAGCACCAGCACCTGCTGCAGACCAAGATGTACCGTCCCAGGAATATACCAGTCCCGCTACTGTATAAGTATATGAACCGTCTGTCGCTTGTCCTGTTGTATCAGGAAAATTAATTGCCATTTCTTAAGATGCTCCTTCCGTAGTATTTAGAATTACCAAGTTGCAAGTGCTGCTCTCTTCCAGGTATTAGTAGCAACACAGATATAAACATAGTTACTATCATACCTAATATCACCAGCAGTTCCATTAGCACTAGCACTAGCAGGAGCATTAGAAGATAGTGATGGAGAAAGTGGTGGATTTGTATCAACCCACTGTGTACTATCAGTATCTTGATATCTAATCTTCAGGCGACCAGTGTCACTCTCCCACCATAGATCACCAACAGATGCACTACCAGGAGCAGTGTCAGAGATGGTTACATTGGCACCACCACCACCTCCACTAGCAGGTGTCACCCATGACATAACACCACCTGTTGTACAAGAGAGAACGTCTCCATTAGTTGATGGTAATGCAGGAAGTTGATATGATACATTGCCGACTAGTCTATAGTCAAACATTGCCCACCCAGTTCCAGATGAATTGTTAATCTTAAGTGATGGTGTGGTTCCACTTAAATTAAGTGCTCCGTTTGGTGCATAGTTACCCCAACCATATGCTGTATTCCAATTTGAAATATCTGTAGAGGTAATCGCAGCAGCATCAGAAGCAGAGAATACTGGATCAGTTTCAGTATAACTTGTTAGGTATCCTGCCTGTGCATGGTCACCCCATCCATATGCTGTGTTCCAGTTAGTTTTATCTGTACTGGTAGCAACTAGATAACCTTCTGATGCATGATTACCCC